TTACGCTAACGAATATTACGAATTTACGGATGGAATGTTTGGATCATATAGTGGAGGTACAGCACCAGTTGTTCCACCTTTAGTAAATGTTCCTCACCCAATAAATCAAGCAATGATTGGAGACCAAAGAGGTACAGTACAAGATCAAAGTGCTGTTGCTTTAGGGGGATTCAACGGATTAAATAACTAAAAAAATTAAATAATAATAACATGGCAGACATTAGACCATTAGGAAGTGAAAGATTAGATGGGATTGACAAAATCAAAAGAATTATGGAAATCTCTAAATACAAAGAAGTTTCAAATGAACCTATCAATGAAAACGCTTCAACACACTATAACATTACTTTTGCCGATGGTAACGAATACGGTATCATAAAAGAAAGACAAGGTTATATCATCAAACAAATCGTTTCAGAAGGTCAATCAGATTATATTGATCAAATTAAAAATAGAAAATATTTTTCAAGTTATTCTCAAGCGTTAAGAAAACTTAATCTAATGATTAAGGAAAATAATTCTCTTGTTGGTAACGACGAAGAACTTTCTTTATTTGGAGAACAAAAAAAGTTTGTCTTAAGAACTCCTAAACCAGATATTGAGGCACCTGCTGAACAAGCACCTCCGATGCCGGCAGCACCACCGCTTCCAGAACCTGAATTACCTACTCCAGATGCAACATCACCTGAAGGAGGTGTTGATTCTGAATTGGATATGGATTTAGAGATGGGTGACGATCAGATGGATGCTGAAATGGATGTTCAGTCAGAACCAATGGATCAAGAACAAGTAACTTTTAAAACAATTCAAAAACTTACAGGTAAATTAACTCAAAAAATCAGACAATTTGGTTCAGAAAATGATATGTCTTCTGAAGATATAAAATATGTTATCAATATGGTTTTATCTTCAGTTGATTTAGACACATTATCTTTTGAAGATAAGGATGAAATTTTAGGTAAGTTTGAATCAGACGAAGAAGGTGATATGGGTGGAGATGATATGGGTGGAGAAGACTTAACTGATGATAGTGAAGTTGAAGACATTCAAGCTGATATGGACATCGAAAATGATGCAGATATGGTAGACGATGGAGCAGGGTTTGGTAAAATTGAGGCTGACGAACAATGGCAGGCGGCAATTGCACCGGCTCTTGAAAGAATGGCTGCAGGATATGTTGCTGATAAAGCTATGGATAAAGTTTCTGATATGTTCACAAGTACATCAAACAATGAAGGTGAGATGGAAGAAGAAGTAACAGGAGCTGAAAAAAGTATATTAGATCATTTATTTTCAGAATCAAAAGTAGACAAAGTTTTATCAAAGTATTTCGAAGTAAGTTCAACTGAAAAGAAATTAAATGAACAAAAACGAATGAAGAAAAACCTTCAGTCAAAACATAATGTTGTTAAAATAATGGAATCAGTTAAGAAATTATCTGAAACTTTTGAACAAGCATTAGCTGCTGAGAAGTTTTTAGAAGAAAATATCGGGTTTCAACTTGTTGGAAAAACAAATAAGAAAAATTTAGTTTTCGAACACGGAACTAAACAAACAAAAATTTCACCTGAAGGATTATTAGTATGAGTTATCTAATCTACGTAAACGGGCTAGGACCTAATTACAAAGGTGATAATTTATATGAATTTATATTTTCAGATAAAAAAGATGTTTGGGGAGAAAATTGGGATAGTAAACCATCAAATGGTTACCCTCAACCACCCGAATTAAAGTATGTAAAGAAAGTAGGAGTTCTGAAAAACACTGATGTAAAATTGGAGTTAATTCAGAACTCTGATTATTTTAGTATGGTTGATGCCGTTGATGGAGTTGTGGCATTGGCTTGGGAAAACGATGAAGTGGGGTCTGAAAGAATGGTTTTTAGATTTGGACAAACACAAGAAGAAATAAACGACATTTTATATTCGAGAGATTTAATTCTCTTAATAGACAAAAAAGAAGTATATGAAAATTAATAAAAAAGCCCTTGAATTGATTGAGAAAGGATTATCATCAGGAACAGTTTTAAAGTTAACTGAGTCTCAAATTAATGACTTACATTCTAAATTAGTGTCTGAAGTTACTAGGGTTTCAAAGACCGATAGTGATACAATTAACAGATTGGAGGCGGAGAAAAAACCTTATGAGGTGTATGAAAAGGAGATGAAAGAAGACCAAGAAGATTCAATGGATTTTGAAAAAGGTGCTAGAAGTCAAGACCCTCAACAAGTAGGACCATCAAGTAACGATGGATTCGATAATTACGGAGATGGTACAGGTGAGTTTAATGAATCTAAAACTAAAAGCAATGCTTATTCTATCTGTCATTCTCAAGTTGGTCCTAAAAAATCAAGAAAATGGCAAAGATGTGTTAAACAAGTAGAAAAACAACTGAAAGAAGGAAAAAATCCCGTATCTTTGTTTATCGAAAACAAAATTATGGAATTAGTATCTAAACACATCCCAGCTAAAATGACTAAAGGTGATTTATTAAGACATATTAACGAGGACGGACCAGCTGTGGCACCAAGTAAACCTAAGACAAGTCCTGGAACAAAACCAGGAAAACCGGGAACAAGACCACAAAGACCCGCACATCCACTTAAAAATCCAAATCCAGGAGAAAAACCTGCACCAAAGGCTAAGAAGTCGCATGAAGATGCAAAAAATGAGGTTTTAGATTTAATATTACAAATTTTAAAAAAGTAATCATGGCAAAAAAAGTTAGAGAACAAATAGACTATGGTAATAGACCTGAAAGAATGGATCCAAATTTGGAACGAAAATTAAGCGATCCTGAAGGTTTGTATGGTAAAAATCCTGCAATGAAAAAAGGTCCTGCAGATGTTGAGAGACTGGTTAGTGCAAGATTTAAAAAAGTTGCGGATAAGTTAAAGCAGTCTGCAAGAATTCAAGACCTAAGTCCTCGTGTAGTACAATCGATTTATACTCAAATGATGTCAAGAATTCCTTACATAATGCAAATTGAAGCAGCAAATAAAGAAGAACTTGAACAATTAGCGATTAATGCATCTTTAGAAGAAACTGAAATACCTGAAGGTTGGGTTGATATCCAAGCTAATTTAGGTGCGGCAATTGATGTTTCTAATTTTAGATACGAGCCAGAGCCAGAAAAAGAAGAAGACGAAGAAGAGAAGAAAGAAAAATTATCATTCCAATCGTTTGAAATTGAGGATCTAACAGATGAAGAACAATTAGAATTAGAAAAACATAAAAGAAATATTATAAATGCGATTATACAAGGTGCTGCGAAAAGAGGACATTACATTTTTCAAAAACCAAGTGTAAAAAGAGCGTTAGATAGAATTAATCCTGAATTATTCCCTCTTTATCTTACGATAATGGCAGTAAATGATTACATGTATTTTACTCAAGAACAAATGATTGAAATGATGAGTCAAACAGGTCAAGGAGTTGCTGGTAAGGTTGAATTAGATCCTGACGATGAAGAAGAAGGAGATGAGGGTGAAGAAGGAGGAGAAGAAGAAAGTGATACAGTGATTAAAGCTGAAGGATTAATATTCCCAATTTTATGTCATGAAATTATAAAAGGTATTGAAGAATCAAAAGGAAGACACGGATTACCAAAAGACTCTGAAATGCGTCAAAAAGTACAAGGACAAGTTGATACTTTAGCTAATGAGCCGATGCAACTTAGAATAGGTCCTGAAATTGTTGAAAAAATTAGAAATTCTTTACCTGACCCAATGTTTGATGATGATAACAAGGGTTTAATAAACTGGTTCCACATCTTGTTATACCAAATTGATGCAACAGAATTTTTAGAGATTATTGGTAATGCAATATCCGATGATAATTCTAAAAACAAAAAAGCGACTCAAAGATTTGAAGAAATAATGAAGGAAGCGATGCAAATGAAAAACGAGTTTGAAAATTATCAAGAAGAAAACGACATAGATCCTAATGATGGAAATGACGATGATGATGATGATGATTATAACCCAGAAGGATTTGACGATTTCTTAGGACAATTCGGTATATCGAGACCTAAATAAGTCTCTGTGACAAAAGAACAATTAATAATTGAAGCGACTAAGTGTATGAAAAATACACCGTACGCCATGAGGACATACCTTCAAACGTTTGATAATACGGTGAAGAGGTATGTCCCTTTAGATTTATTCCCCGACCAAATTACACTGGTTGAAGATTACGACAACCATAACGAAAATATTGCTCTGAAATACAGACAGGCAGGTGTGTCTACTGTGACTGCTGCTTGGGCATCAAAAAGACTTGTTTTTGCAAAAAAGAATAATCCGGAAAAAGTTCTAATCATTGCAAATAAACTTGATACCGCAGTAGAATTTGCAAACAAAGTTAGATCATTTACAGAACAGTGGCCTCAATGGGTTGGTGCTGGATTTTCTCCTGATAAAAATGCCGCTCGACATTTCAAACTTATAAATGGTTGTGAAGTTAAGGCCGTTGCAACTTCAAAGGATGCCTTACGTGGATATACTCCAACAATATTAATTTTTGATGAAGCCGCCTACATTGAAGCCGATGATGACTTTTGGGCTGCCTGTATGGCCTCACTATCTACGGGTGGTAAGGTTATTGTAATTTCTACTCCAAATGGATATGATCCAATTTATTATGAAATCTACGATCAAGCTCTCAGGAAAATGAATACATTCAACATTACTGAGATGTTTTGGTTTAAAGATCCAAGATATAACAAAGATTTACAGATGATTAAAACTGAAGATCTTGTTGAATATCTTTTAAATCGAGAAAATTACCCTGACACAGAGATAGTTGACCTTGCAGTTGAAAACCCATACGAGAGAGATTACACGATTGTAAGTGAATATTTGTCTAAAGGATTTAAACCTTACTCGACATGGTTTGAGGGAATGGTTAAAAAACTTAAGTATGACAAGAGGAAAGTTGCTCAAGAATTGGAATGTAATTTCTTAGGCTCGGGTGATAACGTATTTGACGCCAATCAATTGATGAGAATTAAAGAGAATGACATCAAAGAACCAGATGGTAAAATGATGGCGGGTAATTTATGGATATGGAAAGAGCCGGTACTAACTCATAAGTATATTATGGGTATAGACGTTTCAAGGGGGGATTCCGAGGACTTCTCATGTATTGTGATAATAGACTTCGATGAAAGAGAACAAGTGTTTGAGTACGTCGGAAAATTACCACCAGACACATTGGCAGAAATTGCGTTTAAGTGGGGTAATATGTATAACGCCTTTGGTGTTACGGATTTAACTGGAGGAATGGGAGTTGCCACTGCAAGAAAATTACAGGAATTAGGTTACAAAAATTTATATGTTGAAGGTATTACTGATAAGAACAAATATAAGTGGGACCCTAAAAGAGATGAGAAAATTCCAGGTATTAACTTTAATAATAAACGTGTCCAAATTATTGCAGCATTCGAAGAGGCTTTAAGACACGACTTTAAAATTAGATCTTCAAGGTTATTGAATGAGATGGGGAAATTCATATATGTTCACGGTAGACCAGATCACCAAAAAGGACATCATGATGATTTGATCATGGCTATATCTATGGCGATTTATGTTGGGGACACCTCATTTCAAAGTTTATCTAAAGTTGTTAGCCAAACAAAAGTTATGATTGATTCATGGCACACAACTGTGCACGACAATAGAAATAGATCTGACTTTTTTAATCCTATGATTCCTGCGGGTGGAACAAATAGCGGTAGATACCCTTCAGAAGCGTCAAAAAGCGATTATGAAAAGTATTTATGGTTATTCGGGAAGTAATCTATTTAATATTTCCACGAAACAAATAGAATTATAACATGAGTGAAAAAAACCTAACGGTCTGGCAGAGACTATCCCAAGCTTTTGGTCCCAATTCTCTTTTAAATCAAGACTATCCTACTCTTAAGTTTGATAAGAAAGAATTATTAAGAACACAAGACAAAGAACAATATGAGCGTGAAAAACTTCAGGCCCAACAAACATTTTATCTGTCCAACCAATGGGCCAAGGTGGAGAATAATATGTATTCTCAAGCGGTTTACTATGAACCAACAAGACTTGCATCAGTTTATGATTATGAGTCAATGGAGTATACTCCTGAAATTTCTGCAGCATTAGACATCTACGCTGAAGAATCTACAACAACAAACGAAGATGGATTTATATTACAAATTTATTCTGAATCAAAAAGAATAAAGGGTGTATTAGCCGATTTATTTAACAATACGATGGATGTTAATACTAACTTAGCAATGTGGACAAGAAACACATGTAAGTATGGTGATAACTTTGTGTATCTTAAATTAGATCCTGAAAAGGGTGTTGTTGGTGTACAACAATTACCAAATATTGAAATTGAAAGGGTTGAGTCAGGTATGCACGAAAGAAGAGCTCAATCTATTGAAAATCCAACAGAACATAAGGCTCTCCATTTCACTTGGAAGAATAAAAATATGGAGTTTCAATCATGGGAAATTGCTCACTTTAGATTATTAGGTGATGACAGAAAACTTCCTTATGGTACATCTATGTTAGAAAAGGCAAGAAGAATTTGGAAACAATTATTATTATCCGAAGATGCGATGTTGATCTATAGAACTTCAAGAGCACCTGAAAGAAGAATTTTTAAAGTATTCGTTGGTAATATGGAAGATGCCGATGTTGAAGCTTACGTACAACGTGTTGCGAACAAATTTAAAAGAGATCAAGTTGTTGATCAAAAGACTGGTAATGTGGATATGAGATTTAATCAGATGGCGGTTGACCAAGATTATTTTGTTCCTGTTAGAGATCCGGCAGCACCAAGTCCAATTGATACTTTACCTGGAGCTCAAAACCTAGCAGAAATTGCGGATATTGAATATATTCAAAAGAAACTTTTAACCGCACTTCGTGTACCTAAAGCCTTTTTAGGATTTGAAGAAGTTGTTGGGGACGGTAAAAACTTGGCATTACAAGATATTAGATTCGCCAGAACTATTAATAGAATTCAAAAAAGTATGTTAGCTGAACTTAATAAAGTTGCTATCATCCATTTATTTTTATTAGGGTTTGAAGAAGAAATTCAAAACTTTACACTCGGATTAACAAATCCTTCTACTCAGGCAGATTTATTAAAAATCGATGTTTGGAAAGAAAAAGTATTACTATACAAAGACGCAGTTTCAGACCCTGGAAATGGTATACAACCTGTATCCTCTACTTGGGCTAAAAAACATATTCTTGGATTTTCTGATGAAGAAATTAAAGTTGATTTACAACAACAAAGAATTGAGAAAGCTGTTGGTGAAGAACTTAAGAACACACCTGCAGTTATTCAAAAGACAGGAATATTCGATAATATAGACAAATTATATGGAAGTGTTTCAGGTTCTACTGCCGCAGGTGCAACACCTGAAGGTGAAGTTACAGAACCACCATTAGGTGGAGGATTTTCAGCCGGTGCTGAGGAATTAGCTCCAAGTCCAGAAGCTCCACCTGAAGGAGGTGGGGAAACTCCGCCACCGGCAGAAACAGTACCAGAATCTCGTTTTGATAACATGAATATTCTATTAGATAATGATATGATTAGGGGTAGAAATGTTTTGGATTTAAGTCAAGGACAACAATTTTTGGGAGAAATAGAAAAAGAATTGGATAACTTATTAAATTCCTAATATTTATTAAAAAAATATAGCCCCAATGACATTCGGAGAAGTAAAATCCATAATAGAAGAGAGTTTGATTGAGTCGTACAAAGACCAAAAAAATTTCAAGAAAGTGATGAATGAATTTCATCACAACGTGCTGACAAATAAATCAATCTCAAAACTATATTCTTTATATGATGATTTAACATCTGAAAAGGGTATGTCTGAATCTGATGCCAAAGAATATTTGGAAGAAGGGGTTAAATTAATTCAAACAATTTTGGGTTCTTTAAAATTACCAAAATTTAGTTCTAAAAATATAAGTAATAACTATTCGGACTTAGATACGATTGTGTATACTAAAACATTGAATATATCTGAAAGAATTCAGGCCAAGAAAAATATTGTTGACAAACTAAAAACTTCACCAAATAAAATTCAAGAATCTATTAATATTCCTTTAAAATCTATGGTTAGTGTTGCTAATCAAACTTTAAAGACTTACATTGAAACGATGGATGAAAATACCAAAAAAGATTTTTTAAGGGTTGTCACTAGTAATCCAAAAGAGTTAGAAACAGAGTACACAACTATAAAAGAAAGTGCAATAACAAAGTTACAAACTATCTTAGAAAGTGAGAGTGAATTCGAGTTGAAAACTAAAATTTCAGAAACTATCGACAAGATTAAAGGAGAAGAATTTAATCAAATGAACTATGTTAGAATTAGTTCTTTAGAAAAATCTATTTAATCCTGTTTCATCTTTTGCGAATAAATCGCTTTTAATTTCTGCGTTCTCCTTTTAACTGAAGGCTTCACAAATTCTTTTCTTTCAAAAAGTATCTTTTGTTGTTTTGTTTTAATAACTTTAGACTTAAGAGTTTTTAGCGCTCTTTCTAAATTTTCATTTTTTCCGATTTCTACAATTATCATAATATTACATATATTTAAAAACTCTATTTTTTGACAAACAGATTAATTTTTTTTATGTTTATACAAGCAAATAAACTTTATAATATGAAAAATAATGAAAAAAGGAAAAACGTCGAGAATAAACAGTTTCGAATCCTTAAAAGTTAATTTTGGAACAGTGGACTCCAAAAATTTAAAATCAATTTACATAAACATACAATCATGGGTTAACCCAAAAATATCATCAGACAATTGGAATAGGATTGTCTGTAACCTCAGTAGACAAATCAAACACTCCGTATTTAATAATCTTGATAGATCCTTATTTGAGGACAAAACAATTGTAGATCTTGATCTTAGGACAAGTGGAATTGTTTACGGAAAAAAATCATTCTTAAATTTAGAAATCAATCTTTTTACAATATCAGAATTAGATTTTAAATCAATGACAGTAAAAGATTCAATTAAAAAAATCGTACAAAAAATTAATAATGAAAACTTTAACAGTAATCCTTATTTTGAATTTATGTTAACAAAGAACGGAAATATAGATAAATCAGAACCGCAAGTATATTTATAGAAAAACTTTAAATGAAAGAATTACGTATACTTGGTCCTAATGAATCAGGAAAAGGAATTTTGATTGAAATGGACGCTGGATATGTTTCTCCTACGGACGTACTTAATGAATCTGTACTAAAAGAGAGTAACATGTTAGACTATAAAAAGCCGTTTGAATTCTACGCTGTTTTACAGAAATATAATACACCTAATAGAAACGGAAGATTTTATCCTGAAAGAATCTTAAAAAGAGAAGCTGACAGATATAAAAAAACAATATCTAAAGGTTTATCTACTTCAGAATTAAATCACCCTGAATCATCACTAATTGATCTTGATAGAGTTGCTCATATTATTACCGATATTTGGTGGGAAGGAAACATCTTAATGGGTAAATTAAAATTATTAACATCACCAGGATTTCATGAGAGCGGTATTGTGTCAACTAAAGGAGACATTGCAGCTAACCTAATGAGACAAGGTGTTACTATGGGAGTATCCTCAAGAGGAGTAGGATCCCTAAAAAAGGTCGGAGAAAGAAACGAGGTACAAGATGACTTTGAATTGATTTGTTTCGATTTAGTGTCATCTCCGTCAACACCAGGGGCATATTTGTTCCCTAACCCTGAGGATAGATTAAAATATGAAGAAAATTTAGATGAAGAAAAATTAATGTCAGGATCTATTCAAGGAGATGCAGGTAAGTCTATTGATTTAATGAAAAAATTAACCGACTATTTGGACAAATAAAAAACTATGGACGAAAAATATTTTGTAGCAAAAATTACTTATGATCTACCTGATGAAAATTCTGGTAAGATTAAAAAAATTAGAGAAGAGAAACTTGTTAAAGGTTTTTCTGTTACCGATGTAGAAGCAAAGGTTACTAAGAAATATGAAGGGTTCTCCCATGAATGGAGAATAACTTCAGTATCTGAAAGTAAAATTGATGAAGTAATTGATTAAAGTGGTCTCGGACCACTTTTTTTTGCTTGGTTGGATATATTTATAGAGTAAAATACTATATGAATATACTATTAACATATTCTGGTTCAGGAAAAATTCTTCAATCAGCAACTTTCGAAGATGGAGTAACTTTAGCAAATTCTTTGTCTTTATCTATCTATACCTTAGGTCAATTTACCAATCAATTAGTTGTTAATGACACTAATGGTGTAGGATATGCAGTATCATTAGTTAACTCAGGAACCCAAACAAATTACTTAATATTTGATTCTTCAGCGACTAATGTTTTAACTTGGATATCAAATAATCATGAAAGCGCTACCATAAATTCTTTCGGTGCATCACCGTGGACGCTACATATTTAATTTTTTTCCATTTAGACACTATTTATTAGGATAAAATATAAATTTTTCTATGCAAGAAAATAAATCAATTGTTGAAGAGGCGCTTATTCAAATGAGAAATGTTGAAGAAGCTATCGCCCAAAATGCAAAAGGAATACTTGCTTCTACTATGAAGGAAGAAATCAGTCAATTAGTAAAAGAATCTCTATCCGAACAAGAAGACGAAGACGAGGTTGAATTAGACGTAGATACTGAAATGGACATGGACTCTGATGAAGATGAAATGGGAATGGATGTTGATAACGAAGATGAAGACGAGATCGAAATGGATCTTGATGCATCTGACGAATTTGATTCTGAAGAACCAATCGATTTAACAGGAGCATCTGACGACGAAATACTTAAAATTTTTAAGGCTATGGGTGAAGAAGATGGTATCATTGTTAAAAAAGACGGCGAAGATATTCACATTACTGACAACAATCAGGATGCTGAGTACTTGGTTAAATTAGGTGAATCAGAAGAAATGGAGGAGTCTATGGATGACGAACTTGATGAAGAAGACATGGAATTAGACATGGATTCTGAAATGGGTTCTGACATGGGTTCAGATGTAGATGTAGACATGATCGTTGACAAATTATTTGACGGAGACACTCACCTTGAAGAAGATGAGGATGAATACGACAATGATGAAATGGACGAAATTGTTTATGAGATAGAGATGGATGACGAAATGGCTGAAGATGATGACATCGACCCAATGGGTGGAATGTCAATCGACGTTGACTCAGAAATGGGTGAACAATCTATGGATTCTGAATTAGACATTGAAATGGAATCAGAAATGTATGAAGAAGATGAATTAGATGAATCTTACGACCATAATAGGGTCGGAGTAAAAGAGGCTAAAATGGCAATCAAACCTAAGGGTGTTGGCATGGGAAAGCCTGACTTCAAATATGACGGTGAAACAGAATATAAATCACCAAAGAAAATGAAGCAAGGAACAAAAGGCGTTGGTATGGGTAAACCTAAGTTCGAGTATAAGAAAGGTGAAAACATGGAAGGTAAAGCTAAAAAAGTGGAAGCAAAAGAAGGTCAAGGATACGACGATAGAGAAGATGAGAAGTTATCTATGAAGCATGGTAAAATAGCTTCTAAGAAACTTGATTCTACAAAATCACGTAGAGATGACGCTAAATTCGAAAAAGAAGAAACTAAAGAAGCTGCACGTACATATGGTTTTGGTTCTAAAGACGGATCAAGAGGTCTAAGAAAAGGAATCACAAACAATAGAAACCTAACTTATGAATCATTACAAACAGAAGTAAAACAACTTAGAGAAAAAAATGAAGAGTACAGAAAAGCACTTAACATTTTCAGATCTAAATTGAATGAAGTTGCAATATTCAACTCAAATTTAGCATACGCTACAAGATTATTCACAGAACATTCAACAACTAAAAAAGAAAAAATCAATATCCTAAGAAGATTTGATGGTGTTGAATCTTTAAAAGAATCTAAAAACCTATACAAAACTCTAAAAGACGAGTTAGGTCATGAAAACTCACCAAGTAAATCTATCAACGAATCTGTTGGTAATATTAACAAAGTAGTTTCTACAGGATCATCAGCAACTCTTATGGAGAATAAAACTTACGAAGCTCCTCAGTTCTTAAGAATTAAGGATCTTATGAGTAAGATTGGATAAATAAAAATAAAAAACAAAACATACTAAAATGGGAGCATTATTAGAATCAGGTCTTGTTGGTAACATCGGTCTTAAGCACCTTAAAGTTATCAAAGAAGACACAATCAACAAATGGGACAAATTAGGCTTTTTAGAAGGTCTTAAAGGTCACCAAAAGGAAAACGTAGCTCAGTTATTTGAGAACCAAGCATCATATTTGATCAATGAAGCTGCAACAACAGACTCATCAGGTTCTTTCGAAACTGTAGTTTTCCCAATCGTTAGAAGAGTTTTCTCTAAATTATTAGCTAACGATATCGTATCAGTACAAGCAATGAACTTACCAATCGGTAAATTATTCTACTTTGTACCTCATATCCAAAGATATCAATCACCTAACGAGTTATTACCTCAAGATGGTGGAGATCACTACGCACCTTTTGGTTCACCAAACGGTCCTGCATCTCAACAAGCTGGATATAACCAAAACGATAAAGATTTATATGACCTTTTCTACGAAGGTAACGAACCAGATTTGGATCCTCCAGGTCTTTTCGATTACTCTAAAGGTACTTTCTCTGCAGAGACTTTCACAGCTTCAACTCAAGTTTGGGATTCAGCAGGTAACGCATTAATCCAATCAGGATATGGTGCAGGTACTTACAGAAAAGTTATCATGGCTTTATCTGGTTTCCAATCAGCAGGTCAAGGTCAATTAATCGGACCAGATGGTAACGAACAAGATACAGAAGCTTTCTTAGCTTCATTACAAGTGTTAAAAATCACTAACCCTAATACAGGTAATGGATTCTCAGGTGTATCTTCACCAGTGTTATTCAGAGTTGTAACTCAGGTGTATGGTCAAGGTATTGTACAATACGGTGGTCAATCATCTACAACATTCCCTTCAACAGGTAATGGTGGTTCTTACAACAACGTTTGTGATGCAAACGGAGTTATCTATTTAGAGGCTGACTTACAAGTTCCTTGTGAAGTAACTTCAAGTTCACTTGATGGTTATTCTGGATTCACTA